AAAATCACGATAGAGCAACTGATTGAATGGGATCGCAATAAAAGGCGACAAATAAAAAGCGCCGATGTTGCGAGAGTCGTTAAAACCATAAATCATATCAGGGGGAAAATGGCATGAGCAGGAACTGTGAGAAGTGCAAGTACTGGGCGGCGGAGTACCCTGGCGGTAACGGCTGGTGCCACCGCTACCCGCAGACCCAGAAGACCAAGGCCACCTACTGGTGCGCCGAGTGGAGCGGCAAGGTGGGGCGGCCGCCGAAAGAGGATGCAGAAAAAGCTTGACAAGTTTATCATACATGGTGTAGCTTTACCTTAACTACAAACCGCCTACTGAGCAGGAAGGCGCAGAACCCCTACCCGACACAGGGTAGGTTGGTTTTGCGCCTTCTTTGCGTAGCGGGCAAAACCGGGAGGGTATTGTGAAAAACTGGTCTTGGCAGAAATGGGTCGGAAAGCTGGCGCCCATCGTGACGTCGCTTCTGGCTACCGGCATCTGGGAGTTCGCAGAACTCCAGGCACCTGTATGGGCGGGCGTTGCCGCAGGTATCGTAACATTCCTGGCTCAGCAGATCGTAGCGCTCTTTCCTCCGAAACAATAGCCGGTAGATAGTTTTTAAACCTGGGAGGGGAACTATCAAACCTGAAATTGACCGCCTCACTGTTAAAGAGCGTAAGTTCTTTATCGCCTATCTCAGAACGGGCAAACAAGTCACCGCATTCAAAGAAGCATTCCCAGACAGCAATCTCAAGAAACCCGAGCTCGCTGGTCACAAGCTGATGCACCGCATCAAGGACAATTACGACTGGGAGCGATTGCTGGACGAGGCTGGGCTCGGCGAAGAGCGGATCTATGCAAAGCTTGAAGAGCTGCTGGAGGCGACGACAGTCAAGCATTACAAGGATCAGGAGCTTGGACCCTACACGGATAACGCCACGAGGATGCGGGCTCTTGAGCTGTTAGTCGATCTCCACGGGAGGCGCAAGCAGGTTGTCGAGCATACCGGAAATGTCACGTTTACCGAGGCGGTGCAGCAGGCTTACGAGCGCCGACAGCAGCTACGGCTCGTGAAGGACGAAGATGTTAGCAACGGCTGAACCGCTCGTGGAGGCAATCGAGTACTACTATGATCACCCGATTGATTTCGTCCAGGATCTCCTGCATGTAGAGCCCGAGCCGGAGCAGGCTTTATTTTTAGAGGCTCTGCCAACGAGTCAGGCCGTAGCTGTCAAGTCGGGTCATGGAATCGGCAAGACGGCTGCGGAAGCCTGGGCGATCCTCTGGTTTCTCTCCACCCGTCCGTTTTCCCGCGTACCCTGCACGGCTCCTACTGGCCATCAGCTGGAAGATATCCTGTGGCCGGAAGTGGCAAAATGGCTCTGGCAATCTCCCCTCCGTGACGAGCTGGTCTGGACAAAGACCCGGCTCTGTATGCGGGGGCACGAAGAGAGTTGGTTTGCCGTGCCGCGATCCTGCAACCGACCGGAAAACCTGCAAGGGTTTCACGCCGATGAACTGATGTTCGTGGTGGATGAGGCGCCGGGGGTCCCGCAGGAGATCATGGAGGTCATTGCCGGGGCTATGACCAATGAAGGTGCGAAGCTCTTGATGGCAGGGAACCCTACACAATTGGCCGGTGCCTTCTATGATGCGTTTCACCGTTCCCGGGCCCTGTACCAGACGTACACCTTCAACTCCGAAAAATCAGGCCTAGTTTCTGAGGAATACTGCGAGCGGCTGCAGCAGCAGTACGGTAAGGATTCGGATGTCTATCGGGTCCGCGTGCTCGGGCAGTTTCCCAAGGGTACGCCCGATGCCTTTATCCGGCTGGATGCTGTGGAGGCGGCTGTCATGCGGGAAGTACGGGACGATGGCCGGATCGAGATCGGAGTGGACCCGGCTCGCTATGGCGATGACGAGAGCGTGATTTGCTGGCGCCGTGGATTGCAGGTCCAGCCGTTTGAAACCTTCCAGGGAATCAATACGACCCGGCTCACAGGAGAGATTGCAGCCATAGTTAAGAAGTTCCGCAAGCAAGGGTATGAGGACTCGATTCTCGTGAAAGTCGACGATACCGGGATCGGCGGCGGCGTGACTGATCAACTGGAGGAAATCATCGACGAGCTCAATATCGAAGTGCTGCCGATCAATTTCGGGGGAACGGCCCAGGAGCCGGACTACGCCGACTACGGGGCGGAAATGTGGGGCGGTGTGAAAGAGGCGCTCGCCACGATCAGCCTGCCGGACGACCCGATGCTCGTCAGTCAGCTCACAACCCGGAAATACAAGCTGCAGCCGGATGGTCGAATCAAGCTCGAACGGAAAGAGGACATGAAAAAGCGCGGTATCCCCTCACCGGACCGGGCCGATGCCCTGGTCCTCTGCTTTGCCCAAGGCGTGCAATATAGCATCGGGTGGATTGGATAGGACGATGGCAGAAAAAGAGAAGTGGATCAACACTCCTGTTTCAAAGCTAGTAAATCGATTTTATGACAAGCTGGCTTCCCGTCTGGCAGCCAGGACAAAGACCACGTACAAGCTCACCGATCCCACATTAGCTGCTATCGCTGGCCTGGTCGACAAAGATGAACTGAATAAGCCCTATAAACAGCTGCCGGTTGTGTACGCCTGCATGAATACAAAGGCCCGGAATATCGCGGGCGTAGATTTTGAATTATTCAAGAAAGACAGCGAAGAACCTCTCAGCCGGGGTGGAATTGTTGATCTGTTCGAAGATATCAACCCGGTCATGAATCAATATCAATTCTTTGAGGCGCTGTCGATTCAGCTCGACCTTAAAGGCAATTTCTTTATCTACCCGGATCCAGAAACAGACCGGGAGGGCGTGCCCCTAAATCTCTGGGTTTTCCCCGGGCAGTGGGTCAAGCCGCTGTATCGCAACGGGATATGGGTCGGATGGGATGTCACTTGGAACAAACAAAAAATGCTGCTCCAGATCGACGAGCTCATTCATTACGGCGAGTACAATCCTTATGATTCGATCCTCGGCCTGGCCCCGATCGAGGCAGCGTTTGCCACGCTTGACGTGAAATGGAACGCGCTACAGTTCAACAAGCGCTTTTTTGACAATGACGCCACGCCGGGAGTCGTGATCGAGGGTGAGAAGAATCTGACGAAAGAGCAACAGCAACGCCTCGAATGGAATCTATTTGAAAAACGCAAGGGCGTAAAGAATGCCCACCGTGGCCTGCTATTGACCGGCGGACTCACGGCCAAGACGCTTGCTTTGAGCAACAAAGATCTGCAGATGCTGGAAACCCTCAAGCTCACCACCGAGGAAGTGCTGTACGTATTTGGCGTGCCGAAATTCGTGCTCTCGATCAACGAGGATACGAATTACGCCACAGCCCTAACCCAGAAACGGATTTTCTGGACAGACACCCTGATCCCCCGGATGCGGGCGATAGAAGCAACGCTCAATAAGAACCTGCTGAATAAGCTCGGCTATTATGGTCGGTTCAACCTTGGCTCTATTGATGCACTAAATGCAGAGTTGCTGGAGAAGGTGGAAGCGGCGACCAAGCTCTACCAGATGGGCTTCACGGCAAACGAAATCAACGACCGGCTGAGTTTCGGATTCGATGAGCAGCCCTGGCGGGACGTACCCTATCAGCCTATGTCACCCTTCTCTACTCCGCAGATAGAGCGCCCGGATGAAAAGGGGCTTCGGGGGGATCTCCAGGCTCCGCGAATATCGCAGGAAGAAATGGCAAAGGCGCAGTTCCAGGCCCAGTGGAAAAAGCTGGACGACGAGATCCTACCGGTCATGGCAAAGACTGCGAAAGAAATCCGGAAGTATTTTCAGGAGGTCAAGCAAAAGCTTCTGACTAACCTCACAAAGAAACTGGCCGGAGCGGAGATGAAGAACATCGCCGATGAGTTCGAGGATGCGTTGAACCGCTCAATCGATGATGAAAAATTGCGCCGACTTATTGAGCCGTTTTTAGTTGATGCCATGAAGCGAGGTATCGATTCCGTCGGTACGGCTTTTGTCCTGGCCGATGATGCGGCCATGAAATACATCATCAGACGGACGCAGGAGATTGTCGGCGTGAATGAAACCCTGCGAAGCAAGCTGCTTGTATCCCTGCGAGATTCAATCCAGGAAGGCATGACCGAGCAGGAAGCAACGCAGGTTGTCATGGATACGGTCGGCAAGCAGATTGATCAGGCTCGGACCCGGGCCCGGACGATAGCCCGGACTGAGACGCACGCAGCCTACTCGGATGGACGGCAAGAGGCCATGGAATCTACCGAGCCTTATGGCAAAATGTGGATTTCCTCGAACGATCCGAAGGTCCGAGCCGAGCATCAGATATCCGGCCAGGTCCGTAAATGGGGCGAAGCGTTTAGCAACGGCCTGCAGCGTCCGCATGATCCGAATGGTGCGGCCGGCAATGTGATTAATTGCCGCTGTAAATGCATTGCAATTTACGACCCGGAAGAATACCGGCAGCGGGGGGGCAAGTAATGCCATTACCGACACCGAGAGCCGATGAGGACAAAGATGATTTTATTGCCCGCTGTATGGCGGATGAATATGCAAATTCAGAGTTCCCGGACACGGATGATAGGGCAGGATATTGCTACAATGCCTGGGATGATAAAGGGAAAGCCATGGACAAAATGAGAGTCAAGGGACTGATCACCAAGGGAGCGGATGCCGATGTCTATACGGCTACTGCATCGAATGCGGCAGTGGATCGTGATAACGAAATCATCATGCCGACTGCGTTCAAGAATCTCAAGCAATATTTGAAATCCAATCCGGTGATCTACTACGACCACGCGTGGGCTACCTGGGATGCGCCACGGGAGGAAACGCTGCCCATCGGCAAGGCCGTGAATGGGAAAATCGACGAGGAAAGTGGATTACTGCTTTCCTGGAAGTTCACGGACCTGGAGTTTGCCCAGAAGGTCAAGCACCTAGTCGATATCGGAGTGCTGAATACCGTATCCGTGGGCTTCATTCCGAAAGTCTGGGATATCAACAGTGAAGGCACCCGGGTGTATACCGACGTGGAGCTCCTGGAGCTCTCGGTCGTCGGAATCCCCTCGAATAGAGAAGCAGAAATACAGCGGTCGTTGACCGCGAAAGGATTCAAACCCCCTCAAATTGAGGAGGTCAAATCCATATTACACGATCTGGACAGTTCCGGACCAACTCCGGAGATGAGCGAGGCAGGAGCGCAAGGCGTGGAGCCTCGTGGACGAAAGGGTTTGCGTTTCGGGACGAGCACCAACGTGAAAACAGTGAAACTGGGAG